GATAGCGATAATCCGCAAACATACTTGAGAGTGTTAAAAAATCGTCTCAAAAAGGAGGGAAACGAAACCGTTACAAATTGTAACGCTTTGAAACTTTCTGCGGCTGATGGGAAAATGCGAAAGACAGATGTTGCTGTACTTTGAAATGGGCAACGTATAATTAAACAAGCCGCTGTTTTTAAAGCTTTAGACCGACCTGCAAGAGGAAATTCCCGTGTGATCGGGATACCCACTTTTATGGATGCAAAAACTTGCAACCTTATGTAAATGAATCTGTTAATGGTGTGATCAAGAAGGTAGAATATTTGGATATAAAAGGTTCTGCTCAACAGGGATTTGATTGCATGATATTACCTGATGTTTGCGACGTATATCTAAGAGCAAGAAAGGCGGAGCATTAAAACTCCGCCTTTCTTATATTCTATTTGTTGGGTTTGGTTCAATAAAAGCAAACCCAATCTTTGCAAATGTCCTTTCTACATTCCTTGCAAAGGTACAGCTATTTCCAGTATATTTAAGATGATAAATATCTGAACTATCATCTGGGACTTGTATAGTAATATCCCCTTTTCGCATAACCTCCGCAAAAGCCTTATTCTTTGCCGTGAAATCAGAAGCACTATTCCCCTCTATAGTAAAATTGAGAGTCATATTGCGTTCGTTCACCTTTGGAATGCCAACATACTGCACTCCGTCTTGAGTTCGATCGTTATTTGTGATATACTCTTTTAGCGGATAATACCCATTTAATGTATCGAGAAAGTCTTCTCCCATTCTCACGCCCCACTCTGTAAAGGCGTCATTTCCATTTATCAACAATTCAGCCATATTATATTTTCTTTATTTTGTCCCTAATATCTGATATATCGCGCCCCATCGCTAATATAGATTTATTCATAGATGAAGTATCAGAGTGAATACCCTTCAATTCAATGTAGGAGTTAGCTTGTATTGTCCTCAGTTCATCTGCAATATAATTACTTTCAGTAGCAAGAGATGGTAACACACGCATAGAAACATCTATGGAGCTTAATTTACTTGTTAGAATATCCTTTATTTGGTCTCTTGATATATTCCCAGCCGTAGTGAGTGCAACGATATTATTCGCCTGCTCATAAGTAATAGATGATATACCATTTGCGGTGGCTTTCTGAGAAGAGTTTTTACCTTCAATACCATATAAAGCAGCAGTATCGTCAGATTTCTTTTTAACCTCTTCCATTTTTTTATTGTATTCATCTCGATAAGCATCTAAATCTTTCTTAGAGACATTGCCACTATTGACCTTTTTAGCCCATCTTTCTTGAAAGTCTTTTAACCACTTATCAAAGTCATCATTCAGAATACTTTTATTTATGACAGACTTAAAGAATTTATTTGAAAAATCCTCACTCCAACTTGAAGAATCTGCATCCATATTCATAAGAGTATCCAAGAAACTGCTTCTTAAGTTATCAAAAGTAGTCTGCGTGAGATTATTCTTTATCTTTTCAGTAAGCTTTTCAGTCTTCCCTGCTTGATCTACTACGGCATCCCAGTATTCTTTTTTATCATATTTCCCTACTTCTGTTAAATATTTCCAAAGATTAGGCGCAAAGTCCCTTATTGCCTTCAATTGCTCGGGAGATAAACTATATATAGAATCCAATCCAGTTATATTTGTGGCATCTACTCCAGCAGCCTTGAAAGCAAGTTGAGCATCTTCGTTATAAGATGCAATCTTTTTATTATCAGCTTTTGATGCGTTGGAATGATGGCTACCATGATAACTCATTTGAGCTTTAAGGGTTTCTACACTATTCTTATTGATTTCGTTTTGCGCCTTAAGGGCTGTTTCATACGCATAAACAGCTTTTTCACCAGCAGAGTTACCTATTACATCGGAAAGACTATCTATCTTCTTTGCTAATTCTTTATTAGATTTTGTCAGTCTCTCAGTAGTTTCTCTTACTTTGGCACCATTACCACCACCGATACCCAATAAAGAGCCAAAAGACTTGATAGCTGATATACCTTTAAGGGCTGCTCCGATATAATTACCACTTGCGAAATCTGCTGCTGCTCCTGTTGCACTGTTGAAGGCATTGAGACCTTGTGAAACCTTTTCTCCTGCCTTACCAAGATTGACAGACTTAAGTAAATCAGGGAGATGGTCAATACCCTTATCTTTAATGAACTGTTGTTTATTATAGAACCAATCCGATACAGCTTGTGCTGCATCTCTTTTAGCAGCATCTTTCGTTTGTGCGGCTTTGTTTGTGGCATCAGCAGTTTTTTTCCTTGCATCAGTAAGTTTACCCTCTGCAACAGCCAACTTCTGGAGAGTGTCCGCCATACCCTTGAACTTGTCATCAGTAAGATCTATTTTACCATTAAGAGCAGAAGTGGAGATATCATCAACATCCATATTAACTCCAGCTTTTGACAGCTGACTTTGAATGTCTGTTTTTAGCGCATTTACTTCAGCATTGGCTTTGTTCTCCTCTTCTTTTGCCACATTTAATCTTTCTTGCGCATCGGCCGCCTCTTTCAGCAGTCTGTTGTGTTCTCTTGCTCTGTCTCCTATGTAGTCCCAAATACCCTGTTGCTTGCCGAGTTCTTCATCAATAGCATTTATCTTGTCAGATATTACGGCCATTTTGTCTACGGGGAGATTACCTGCATTCAGCAACTCTTGTAACTGATTGCGGAGACCTTGCAAATACTTTTTAGTATGTCCTTGCAAGTCGGAGAATATCCCATTCCAGTCAATAGAATTCTGCAAATCATCATTTTTTGCTTTTTCTATTTCCTTATCACGCTGCATCTGTAAAGTGGCCCTTTCACCAACAGATGCGGCATTACGTATCTTTTCTTCGTACTCTTGTGTAATAGCAAGTTTTTTTTCTTCAAACGTGCCATACTCCTTTAGATAATTATTAAGTGCCTCGATAGATTGACGTTTGTATTCATTCTCTTCATTCAAGTGCTTCGTGCGAGTGTTTTCATCTATCGTCTTAAACTTATCTTGCTCACTCTTAGAGAGAGTTACAGATGCCATATTGAAGACTTTACCCTTATTTTTAGTATTTGCTTCAAATGCTGCCTTTGCCTCTTCTTGCTTCTTCTTCAGATAGTCCTGCTTCTGTTTTTCTATCTGTTCTAGTTCCTTTTTGTGGGCAAGCTTCATGGTGGCTAATGTTTTATCACTGTCATCCATCATTGCATCAATACGTGACTGCTCAATCTGATTTTCAAGTTCCATCTCAGATTGAGACATTGCAAGCTTTTTATTATTTAAATCTTCTAAAGCTTTTTGATGATCTTGCTGCTCTTTTTGTATTGATGTCTTGTTGTTATGTTTGCCTCTAGTCTTACCGCTCTTACCGCCTTCGGATGTGGAATAGGCTTTTTTCTCTCTGTTTTCAATTTCTCTAATCTTCTTCTTTAGTGCAGCACCTTCTTCACCTTTTGCGTCTTCTTCAGAAAGTTTGTCAAGTTTGTTCTGTAAGTATTCTTTTTGCTTTTGGAGATCAGCCTTTGTTGTCTTCTTATTCGTTGTTCTAGAAGTGTATGCACCATCTACAATAGTTGTTAACTTATTAATATCACCTGCGGTAAGTGTCATTCCTTTAAATATGGCATGATTGACCTTTTTAACCTTTGCATTTTTTGATGCTCGTAGATTCGATAGAATATTTTTCAATTCTTCCGTACTCATATCTTTAATGCTATCTTGAAAACTTGTAATAGCATTATCTACGGTCTTTCTGTTTGCTTGCCCTATATTGTTTTTTGCGGTTTGTTCAGCAAACTCGACCTGTTGACTAGTGGTTCTACGAATCCATCCTTCGTCTCCTTTATTCTTTTCATACCAATTATCTCCAAACTCAACCAATTTTAAATTGTCTTTTGAGAGGTAATACTTCCACGATGATTCCGAACCAGTATCCGCGATAGATTTTATTTCTGCTTCACGTCTCAATCTAAAGCCTTTTGCCGCTTTTTGAGCATCGTTACCAGCCTTTTGATAATCTTCGACTTCCTTTTGTCCATCCAATCGAGCTATTTCTCGCTTTAGTCGTAATTGTTCTCGCAGATGTCCGTTTTCATCTATGTATTTTTTTATGATAGAAGGATACCGCGCAATAAGAAGATTCATAGCCTTTCTTCTTTCGTCTGTTGCTGCTGCATCATCATTGGCTATATTAATAGCTCTCTCCGTCTCTTCTCTATATTCTTTCTGTGATTCCGTAGCTTTCTTTTGGCTTTCCTCGAATGCTTCATTTGCCGCGGTTACTGCATCTGTAGAGTCAACCCAAGTCCACATGACACCGACAAGAGCTACAATAGCAGCTGCAACAGCTACATAAGGATTTGCCAACATTGTAATATTTAGAGCCGCAACTTGTTTTTGTAACATACCTGTAGCAACTCTTAATGATGTTGTTCCTAATAATGAAGCCGCACGGGATATAGCTTGCGCCTTTTCTAATGCGATATTTAAAAGTAATGCAGCCTTATATGTGCCATATACCACAATGACACTCTCAAGAACCTTCGCAACCGTTTGATAATTATTAACAAGGTACGTACCAGCTTTCACGGCACTCATTACGACGCCTTCTCCCTTTTCTCCAATCTCATTGAACATATTATCAAAACTCTCTTGGAGCATTGAAATCTGTCCATTGAGCGTTTCTGCGCCCTTAGCAGACATACCAAAGAACTTACCTCCTGCCGATGTTGCAGAGATAAACGCATCTTGCACCATCTTGGACGAGATTGCACCATTTGACATCTCGTTTCTGAGTTCTGCCATAGATTTACCTGTTTTACGAGCGATTTCCTCAAGCGGGTTAAATCCTTGATTTACCATTTGCAGGAGGTCCTGTCCCATCAATTTCCCTGCACTACTCATCTGTGAGAAAGCAAGTGCAAGGGAATTGAATTTCCCTGAATCACCCATAGAGATGTCACCTATCGCCTTTAGGTAGTCTATAGATTTCTCCGCTTCGATACCAAAGGATGTCATCATCTGAACAGCTCCGACCATATCCTTTGTGTTCAAAGGCGAAGCAAGGGCGTATTCTTTTATTTGCCCCATAATAGAATCCAACCGTTCCTGACTACCACCTAAGAGGACTTTAAGGGACGTTTCCATACTCTCAAACTCAGCGCGGACAGATATAATATTTCCTGCAAGTTCTTTCAGACCCATACCGCCAAGAATAGTAGCACTTATTCCTTTCATTTTAGAAGTGAGTAAGTCCAATGTGTCTGTCGTACCTCCACCTTCTTCTCTAAATAAGTTGTATTCGTCACGAAGCTTTGAAACCGACAATCTCGCTGTCGCTTGCTCCTGGGTTAGCGAAAAGAGAGCGGCCTTTTCTTCATCTAATGCCTTCTTTGCAGCTTTCCATTCTGCAAGCTTACCATCTGCTGACATTGGGCTATATTTTTGGGCTTCCCGATATGCTTCCCCTAATCGCTTAACGTCAGCCGCAACATCTTTTACCACTCCTTTCTGGGCAATAATCTTTTCAGTGAAGTCATTAACACTTTGAGATGCTGCAAATATCTTTTGTCTAAAGTTTGTTTCCATAGTCGCAGAAGCATGTGCAATGTTGTTAGTAACATTACCAAGTTCTTGCGATGTTTGCTGTAACTTATTGTTTAACGCGTTAAAAGCTGTTGGATTCTGAATGGCATCAGTACCCTTAATTTCCTGCTTTAACTTGCTTATCTCATCTCTCAGCCTTTGGACTTTCTCATAGTCAGCTTCTATTCTAAACGATAATTTTGCCATATCCTAATTTCTTTGTCTTCTTTTTGCCATATCTTTACCGCTGACAGTCTTTACAATGTCTCCGTATACATCATGCTGCTTATCTTTCTGCATAATAATAAGATTGCGATAAGGAATTTGATTAACTACTTCGTCATACGACAGATGCAAGCTATCTACGAATGACGCTATCTGACCTAATAAAGTCCGATTCCCAATTACTTCGGAGTTGCTGCCAGCAGGCTTGCGCTCTTCGTCAAACTGGCAGCTTTCAAAAAAGGGGCAACACCCACCAAATCAAAAGCCGAAGAAAGAGCATCTAAAACTTCCTCAAAAGACCCATTATTAAATTCTTCTTCAAGTGACAAATCACCATTGACAAACCATGAAAGAGCTCGCGAATAAGCTCTACCATCTTTTGCTAATCGTAGCATATCTTTGAATGTTCCATTATCACCTAAATCTATATCACTAATACAAGATATTGCTCCTGCTAACATTTTTATTGTTGGTGGTTTGATGGGATATGCCTTTCCATTGACATACACTATAGTATAATCACCACCTACTATAGCATCAGATATTAATTTACTTGCTTTACTCATAGTTAAGAAAAAGGGGCGGAGGTGGTCTTTAGCCACTCCCACCCCAAAAACATTATACGGTAAAAATATTAAGCACTCTTCACGACAGACGCATCAAACCAATATTCGGCCGCGACTTGCTCATTAGTCGGTTCGATCTCCGTACCCACGATAGGCAGACCTACGGCCTTATCTGTCGTTGCTTCACGCGCTGCAATGTCAGCACGAGGAATTACAATGTATTGGTCGTCTTCGGTAAGTCCTACAAGGAACTTCTCAATGCTCACCTTACCTTTTGCGCGTTCCCACGTTGTATCAGTGGCAGTGCCACCAAGCAAATCGGCCTTTGTAGCATAGTCATATTCGCCTATTGTGAAGTTCATCTTCACTTCACCCATCTCCTTGTCGGAGCGGTATACCTTACCTGTAAGCTGGTTCTTATAAACCGTTTTATTAGCTTCTGCCTCTTCAAGCGTCCATGTTTCACCATGCACATTCTTTACTTCCGTAGCAGTTTTAAGCAAATTGAAAAGCAATACGCCAGTCAATTTTGCAGTAATTTTAGAAGTGTCGCCGTACCACAACTTTTTAATATTTACGGCTGTAATGGTCTTTCCCATAATCAAATCGTATTTAATACCTTAAACAATAATCTACAATTAACAAAATGGCACTTCAAAGCAGTGTCCGATTCAATGGAGATAGTGTCCACCTCATAGAGATACCTTGTGCCGTCAAATGTCCCCGTTACGCTTCTGAAGAGTTTTTTTGCCTTTCGCTCCAACTCTTTTAATCGGAGTGTATTGGCAACACCCAAATTTAAATCGGGTACGCACAGATTGACTTCAACAAAGCACTTCTCCCAAATCTTTCCGGGGGTCTGTCCTTTTACGTGTATAGTCAGACGCTCGTCTTTCAGTTCGCCAGTAAGGGTCTTGCCGAAAGGCACAATCGTTGTTATCCCGAAGTCCTTACAATCTTGGAAAAGAATATCTGCTATGTCGGTAGTTACTATCATTCAAACATTTCTTTTAGTTTCTTCTCTGCTCTCAATGCTGAACCGCTTAATACTTCAAATCCCTTTGCCTCAACATAGGAAGCGTAGTCAGCGGTGTTCTCTAATGTCAGTCCGTCCTTGTCTACATCGTACGTATTGGACGTTCTCAAATTGAGGGTATGGTCTTGGTATGTTCCGTTTTCTTCTGCGTCCTTAACGGCAGCGTCGCCAACGTCTATCATTCCTTTTTGAACCTCCCACTTAACATCATCAAAGAAATCATCTACATCGGAGAAATCACTATCTATAACCATAATTCAGAGCTATTGAAATAGTTAGCGTTCTTTACAATGTAAACCTTACCTTCTCCTCGCACGTTTTCTCCCTCAAGACATCTAACCTCAGTACCTGCTTTTATATCGACATTCATCTCACATACTACGTGGTAATTAGGTCTGTATACCTCACCATTAGGAGAGTTAAACTCCCTTGTTGTGTTGTCATCACAACGGCACTTACAGAGTGTTATCCATTCTTCGCATCCCGTGTTAGGGATTGGGTGTCCATACTCGTCCTCTTGGAATGGTGTTACCCTTTTAACCTGCAATATGTGTGGTGCGAATATCATAAGATGCGTATCTTCGGTTTATTGTCGTTGAGTTCGTCCTTTAATCCATACTTCTTACAAAGGAGATAATAATAGTCCTTTACGCCTTGAGCGTTCCACGACATAGAAAAACCACTCTCATTGATAGAAGTAGGACGAAGCAAAAGAGATGGAATAAATTGGGCAATAGCAACAGATATAGAATCCATGTTATCACTCGTCACATCATCATCTATTGCTACTTTTGCATTGAGAGACATATCCAACAAGTCAGCCTCCGACACTTGTATGCCGAAAGACTGAAACTTGTCTGATATGTACCGCCTTACGTTCATTTTGTCAATTTGGTAAGGTCAAATGTGGTAATGAGCGTTGGGTCGGCAATCTGCGGAATCCATTCTGCGGTATACTCTAAGTAACGTCCATTGTGGTCACGATTAGCAGCTACAAGCATATCGCCATCACCCGTTGGAGTGTAGGTCATGCCTGGCACTGGGTCGGTCTGCTCATAGGGAGTGTGGTAACGCATATATCCAACCTTATCCTGCGGGAGGAGGGTGATATGACCATCTGCATAAACCTGCACGTTCTTACCATTCTGCTCCTTTACGTAGTCGTCCTTGATTTCGATAGCAGGGAGACCAATACCCGTGAAGAGGTCAGAAGCAAGGTCAGAAGTTACAAGACCCGTAGAGAGATACATCTGATTAGAGCCAAGCTGCATCTTAAACATATCACCAAACTCCGAAGAGCCGATGATATGCTTAACGAACGTGCCACGGCTCATCACCATTTTTGCGTATTTACCGAAGTCGGGAGCAAGCTCATTGAGTTTGTTCATAAGGTAAGTAACCATCTTCTTCTTGCTGTCCACGACGATGTCGCTGTCCTGCAAAACGACGGTGTTCATCGGAAGTTCGATGTCGAGGAACTCGGTCGCTCCCTGCTCGATCTGCGCCTTGTCCTTGTTGCGGACAATAGCTTTACCTGTCATAAGGAGAGAACCAACAACCAAATCCATACGCTTGTGAGCAGCAAGCATTACCTGACGATAATCGTCGTAGATGAATGCAATGATGTCGTTGAGTGCCGACACCTGCTCTGCGGCATTGGATACGTTGTATTTATCAATATAGTCCTGCAACTCCGAAAGACGGTTTACGGGCATCTGATAGCGGTCACCGAGATAGGCAATCTCACCAACTCCGCTGCCAATGTTCTGACGCTCACGGATAGGCTTCTCGCCGAAGCGGGAATTGATGCTACCTGCGGTTACGCCACGGACAGAACCGATATAGTCCTTGAATACTCGTGTGGTGGTCTTACGCCAATCGAGGAACTCCTGCCAATAGATAGCGTCCGTTCTTGTTTGAAGGACACGATTAATAACTGCACCTACGATAGCAGGTTCGTTAAATAATGATTGAATAGTCAATGTCATAATATGCCCTTTCTTTTACTCGTTAAACTGGAAGTGAGGAAGATTGGCCTTGTCCTTTTGAGAGAAAGGAGTTGCCAACTTCTCGGGTTCAATCTCAAATGCTCTCTGCAAGAGTGCAACGCAGTTAATGCCGTCTGCAACCTTATGAGTTTCATAAAGTGCGGAGTTAGCGACATTCTTAGGGGTTGTGCCGTCTGCTGCCTTAGCTTCAAACAACACATCACCGCTCTTCAATGCGCCCATAGCTGCGCTGAGTGTAAGTTCGTCATACTCTGCCTTTGACTTGTCGATAGCGTTAACTGTTGCCCCCTTAGTGCCATTGCCGATGATAGTTCCCATAACGACGAATGAGCCTTTAGCAATTTTTACTTTGGTGTCAGTTGCGCCAACATTCTCCTTTACGAGAATATTTACCACAATCTTTGCGGTCTTTGCCTTGAGGTCGGCTGCAATAGGAGTGAATGATGGAACATAGCTACCTACTGCCAATCCTGTGACATCAAGGACGTAATTGCCACGACGACGAAGACCAGTAGACACGTCGTAACGTTCCTCCTGCTCTTCCTTTGGTGGCAAATTGTACTTAAATCCTGCCATAAATTACTTTTTGTTTTGTTCTACAATCTCTTGTGTTCCCTTGTTGATTTGTTCAGCAATGGAGTTCACTTCGCTTTGGTGTTCGTGGTTTCCCTCTTCGGGAGACTTTGCGAACTGAAAACCGCTATTTTGCATCTCCTGCTTCAAGTCCGTGAAGTACTTGTTGAGGTCTGCATCATCTGCGATTTGTTTGCCCTTGTAGGCAAATTCGGGGATTCCAAATGACTTCGCCACCTCGTCAATCTGCGCATTGCGAGCGTCCGCCTTTGTCTTAGCGTCCATTGCGTCCATGCGGTCAGTGAGTGGCTTCAGTGCAGTTCCCAACGCTGCTGCAATCTGTGCAGCAAAATCCTGCGGATCATTAGGCTTAGGGTCTGTTGGTGGGTCTTGTGGCTTTGGTTCCTCGATTGGCTTTCCGTCCTTGATGTTGTGCTTCTTCTCGTAGTTTGAAACTGCGGTCTTTTGCGCACCATCAGCCCGATAGTCGCCATAACTTGTTAGTACGTCTTGAAAGGAGATACCCTCAACGATTGAGTTTACCTTGCTCTCGTCCGTTACTCCTTCAGCTTTCTTACTTGCGATACGCTGAAGTGTAGCATCCTCAACCCCTTGGAACTTGGTCTTGAGAGCTGCCAATAGTTTTTCGTAAATATTCATTTTTATAAAATGTTATCCTTAACAATCTTTTTGTCAAAGATACATACTATGAATAAGGGGTATTATGCTTTTCAATGTCGTAAAAATAACAATGTTATCATTGTTATAAAAAACACAAAATGAAGCAACTAAAACACTTTTTAGTTATCTACTGATAAACAAAAATGGCTGCTTATCAAATGATAAACAACCCTTGAAATAATATTGTTTGAAGTTTTGTAATAAGTATTTTTTATGTCAATCAAGCGCATCTTTGATTTTGATATTATACCCTTTTTCTAAAAGGACACTCTTGAGCCATTTTAAGTCATACCTATCTACGGGGAAAAATACCGCTTCATTATCTACGCTTGGATATGCTCGCATGTGCGTGTTATCATTAATGAAATTTGCATACTCATACAAAGCATTTGCTGTTGAATCTGTTGCTATAGCAATAATAACTTTTTTCTTTACCATTTCTTGAACATTTTATTTATAGGCAACAAGAAGCGGTCGCCATTTGCGCTGTTCAAGAAATGGTCTACCCCGAAGAGCAAAAATTTCACGCAAATAGACGACCGCCTATATATCAAGTATGGGTATAAAAAAAGCCCAACTTATATTGAGCAAATTAACCGCTTGCCCTGCGAAGTAGGTTACTACCATTTCTTGAACGCTGCAAAGATATGCACTATTTTTGAAACTACAAAACTTTTTTCAAAGATTTTTTCAAGCAACGCTCAAAACTACAAAAAAGCCGCCCACATTCCCATGCAGACGGCTCAACAAACAATATAAACCTTAAAAAAAGAAGTCCTATTCTTTCAGTATTTGTTCAGTGGTTTTCGGCTGCGTTGGTGCCGCATTTTCTTTCTGTTCTTCTCTGATTTGTTGCAACTCGTCCTGCAACTCACCATAGTTAGAACAGAAACTTACTCCATGTTCCGTTGACCATACACCACCACTGACGGCAGCAGCAGCCGTTTCAACCTTATCTCTTTCGCTATCAATCATGAAAGGAACAATCTCTGTTTCGATATTCACCGTCTTACTTGCAGCCTCAAGTGATGTGTTCAGCGTGCCAATAGCAGACGTAAGAAAGTTAACTCTTCGTTGGAAAAACTCTCCCAATTCCTCTGCGTGATTCTGTACTGCCATGTGAGCAGCCATAAAGACATATCGGAAAGCCGTACCACTAAGAGCATTGCCTGTACCTTTGAGTTGATCGAATGATATACGAGGAGTGTTCGTCAGTCCGTAAATCTGATTAAAATAGGTTTCAATCTCCACCTTGATAGGGTCGGAGGATTGATTCCATGTGAGGTATTTAGCATTTGCACCATCTCCAGTCAGCTGCATCATTCTTTTACGCGTATCACCGCTTAAAATATCGGGTTGCAACTCACCAAAGAGCATAAGGAGTGGGAAGAAATGATTATCAATGCAATCAGCATAACCACTCAAACACTTCTCTAATCGGACACGTAACTGCTTAACCTTTGCACATAATGGCTCGGGGCGAAATGCGTACATAACAGGGAGTTTCTGAAGCTGATGTGCAAACGTGCGTTCTACATTCTCCGACCATGTCTTATCAAGTTCCCACTGATACACCTTATCTGTGGTAATAGTCATGAATACGGTATGCTCGTTGCCGTCTAAGTCTTTCTTCTTGTATTCACGGGAGAAAGCTATCATCTTGCCGTTATCGTCATAGAAAGGATACAATGTATCGCCACGGAAAGGCGACCATATTTGTGACCTTAACTGATACTCTGGTGCTTTTTTCCCAAAGAGGGATACAATTTTGCGCTTTAGCTGCGCCCAAAAGCCATCATCTTTGACAACGTACCAATACTCTGCTACTTCTTGCTCTGATAGCCACGAACGAACTAACTTGCGGTTTTGGAATTTCAGTTTATTCTTCTTGAATACCTGCTTAATGGTTTCAAACACATTCTTCTCTCCATCATCTTCGGGATTGCAGTCAAGCGTGGGTTCTGTACCTACACAAAAGGCGGTATGGATGTTTACTATATCCTGCTCAATAGGAATTGCAATGCGGTTAGGCTCTTTCATCTCATATTGTGCAGGTATGTGTATTGTCTTTCCGCTCTCGGGGTCAAACTTATCCTCTGCCATCTTTACAAGGACTTTAATCTTCTTGTAAAGTTCTGGGTTCATGATGTCATGTTTCGTCATGTCCCAATCAGCAAGATTTTTGCATGTGTCGGGGATGGTAGTGCGCCTGCCTTTCTTGAGGTATGCTATCTTCTGGTTGATGTCCTCCAATGCGAGGATATCTTCTAATGTCTTTATCATATCGTTATCCTATTTATCGAGCGAAAGCTGCTGCCATGTCGCCCTTTGGTTTCAAAATCTTTCCTAATAGTTGTCCAAGGACATAATAGCGAACCGCATCTATGCCGTGGTTATACTTGTCTATTGGCTGGTTGATATAGTTGCCGTCCTTATCAGTGTCCCATACGTACCTCCTGAACTCTGTACGGAGGTTATACGACCGCTCTGTAACAAAGATATGATCAAAGGATAGCATCTTATCTATTCCTGCGATGATAGAGTTACCGCTCTTATCTACGGGGTAAATCTTTATACCTGCATTGTGTATCTCTTGTATCAGTCGAGGGTCTGCACTCTCGGAGAATACTTTTAAGCTGCTAAAGCGTTTGAGTTCCTTTACAATGTCAGACGACAACATCCCCGTGCGATAGAAGACTTCATCCAGATATAAGTCATTATCAATGATACCGCATAGTATTCCTGCGCTCGGGTCGTGCGTAAATCCAAAGTCATCACCGATAGCAACCTTTTTGCACCATTTAGGGAACTCCTTAACAATGCCGATATGCTTAAATACTGCACCTTCTGCAACATCTGCCCATCTTCCCATAACGGTATGAGCGTACTTCTCGGGGTTGTTAGCTTTCATGTCCTCAACCTCCTTGATAAACTCATGGGATAGGTTCTCAGCGTTGTCTAAGTAGGTAGTATGGATATGTAGTACATTCGGATGGGTGCTAATCTGAACAGGTACGCCATCATACATTACCTCCTTATGTGTATTCTCTATAAATCTTTTATAAACCCAATGGTTATTGTCAGTAGGGTTCATAACGATAATGATTCTATTCTGTATTCCTTTCTGACGGATAGAGAGCATGATTGTTTCAAACTCTCTCTCTGATACCCACTCCTCTGCCTCGTCTACTACAAAAGTTGTAACACCGTGAATAGATTTTAACTTTGCCGTTTGGTTTCCAGAACTTGTCTTGATACCTCTAAACATGACTGCACCACCGCTGCGGAGGTTCTTTACATCTGTTTTAGTGTGCGTGTACCATTTCGAGTTTCCATCAAGATCCACCTTCTCCATAAACTCGGGGATAACAGATATAGAAGCCGATACCATTGTATAACGGGTATATAGTATCTGATGAACTATTCTCTTTACAGGAGTTGGATGTTTTACCTCAAACAATAGACGCTCAATGAAAGTGGAAACATTGAAACTCTTTCCACTTCCACGACCACCAGTAACAAGAATGATAAACTTATCCTTGTTATGGTACAACGGAGCATATATCTGCTGTGGGGTTATTCTATTCATTTGTGTTGTCGGTCATCCACTTATCTATGTCGATACCATTCTCCGAGTAGAGCGCATCTTCATCATCTTGTTTCTTCTCCATCTTGCGCCATGTTGGGTCGTGATGATAGAGCAGAGTGGCGATAGCTTGCATATTAGGAGGTAGTTCCATCTCGGATTCTTGCACCACTGCTTTATCTGTCAATGTCACCCATCCGGTGCCACCGCAATAGGGGCATTTCTTATCTGCTCCCATACATTCGCACTTATCTTGTACGAATTTGACTACCTTTGATTTTGTCTTCTTTCCACCAAAAGCACCTTTGATATATGCACCACGAAGTAAAGCTACTATCTTTGTCCGACCATGCGCTAAGACCCTATTAATTTCAGCTCCTCTGCGCTTGTTTTCTTCTTCGTTCCAACATTGATAATTGCCATTCTTCATAGACCCAAACACATCATCGGATAGGTTGAGTTCATTTGCAATCTCGCTATCCGTGTATCCATTCATTGCAAGGGCTTCTATGCGCTTGTAGAAGTCTTCACTATCGTAATCGTATTTTGGTTTTGCCATAACTTTTAACGTTTATAATTTGCGTTTATCGAATTTTTTCGTTTATCTTTGTAGTGTAAAGGTTGGTAGATAGAGCCTGTATGTATGGTAAGTAGGCATAGGATATTCCTATGAGCAGCAGTTCGATTCTGCCGTCTACCAAACTTTTATACTTTTGAGTATTTTTTTAACTTAAATTCGTTTGCATCATTAACTTTCGTTGCGGTAATATAGTTTACCTTTTTCACTTTATTGCGATTTATTTTAATATCATAGTTTGGATGAATAATGAATTTAGACTTGTAGTCCGTATAAACAAAGGCCTTGCCGTCAAAATATAAATCCATCCTTGATCGGCTTTTGGGGAAACTTGCCAAGTCCATTAAAGATACAGCCATATTATCTCGTTGTTTACTTCCTCTAAAAGTATGAGCTATGGAATGGGAACTCATATATACAGATTTGCTTGCCAACGTTATACCATGTGTTTTTGCATATTCTGCCATTCGAGATTCTACTCGCCCCATAGCGAACGGTTTTATTTTGGAAAATCCCTTCATCTTGATGTCTGTCACTATATCACGGATTTTCCGTGCCGCAGAACTCGTCCCATATATGTCAATACCCTCACCATTCATTCAGTCAAAAGTGCGTCTATCTTTTCTTCAAACACTTCTCCTTTGAGAAATTTCTCTTCGGGATTAAATCCGAACTTCTCACAGAAATCTGCCTTTGCATCCCAATTATCGAATGATAGCATAAGATAAGCGTCCATGTTGGCAGCCGCCTTTGTAGCGGCTTGTTTCACTTCTTCTTTTACTT